AAGAGTTGACTATGATTAGGTACGTCTACAACTGATGATTTATCCATTAAAGCGAAAAATAACGGAATAGAATATAAAAACATTCCTGTATCATGTATATCAACTTTTACGATATCATTAATACCAAATGAAACAGCTTCAGGAGTACCTATAGTTGTTACATATACGCTACCATCGTCATGTTCTATTAAAGCAAGATTTACAGTATCTCTTCTTCCACCACTACTATTAAATTCTACCATTTACATTACCTTTACAATTGAATAAGAACACCTATTAACACCAGTATAATGAAAATATGTCCAAGGATGAATTCCTTCTTTCTTTACCTTAAACTGTAATTTTCTAACGCCAATTTCTTCAGGAGGAATCGTTATTAAAACCGATCCACTAAGAGGAGTAACCCATCGTGTTTTATAGCCATCCCAAAGAGGAAATGTTTCTTCAAACCTAATTGTATCAAGAACATAATCTCTTCTTGGAAGGACCTCTCCTTCACTTGTTAAAACAACTTGCAACAGAAATCTTGTTTCATTACCTGGATGGTTTTCTTGCGTCATTCCATTAAAAGTAACGCTAACCATATACACGCCACCAGTTGCGCCTTGAAAACCAACAAACGGGTCACCTGGATCTGCATTAATATGAAGATTTTGAACAATATGGTAATCTGTAGGATTAACAGGTTTAAGTTTTAGGATAATCTCGTCCCATCCAACAATGAATTCTGCTTCTTCAAACTCAGCGTCATTAATTCTACTCTGTTTAGGAAAACTTGAAATACCAAGTTCGTCTATTTCATGAGAAAAATTATTTTGTTCCTGTGTAACATCAATTAATGTTTTTTGAAAAAGCTTATAATTAACAGCTCCAGCAGTATCATCTATATCACTATATGGAGATGTAATTTCATATTTAACATGAGCTGCTTCTCGTTGAACTCCAGTGTCTAGATCACCATCAATAACATTAAATTGTAATGTTTTTATAATAGTACCAACATGAAGATATTCTAAACCACCAAATCCATCATTTTGAGAATAAATTAAAGTAGACGATGTAAGAGATTCATTACCAGTTCCAGTGTTTCTTATCTCTTTATATCCATATCTTGGAGAGATATATATGTAATCATTATGTCTATCAGAATCATTATAACTAGCCTCAACACCAATCTTTGTTTCAAAAGCGGCAGATAAAGAAACTGGTTCTAATTGTTCATTTCTGAATAAAAAGGTGTGAGTAATATCATCAGTAATCGCGTCTGTTTCCATGATAACGACTTGATTTGCGCTAGCCTTCAAATGATTATCATTTCCAACATACCTAGTTAAAAAATGACTATGAATATTATCGCCAGAAGGAGAAACATCTTCATTACCATATTCTATTAAAGATCCGCTTGCGCTAATTTTAAATAATTGCAAATTATCTTTTCTATAATAAAGCCCACTATCACGTACTTCACTTGGATCATTATGCAATTGAAAATAAGAAACAGCGCTAAATTGATTGTTATATAAATAATCAAGAGCGGAGCCACCACCACCTGCTAACAAATCATGTTCAGTTCCAGCTGTATCAATATAATATAAAACACCATTATCAGAATCTACCCATAATGTTCCATATCCAGGTTCATAAGATGGAGCATCAACGAAGTTGACACCCTTAATATAAAATGCTCCTTGTTCAATAGTTAATCCGTTTGTATCATGAACATCAACATATTCATTACCATTAACTGTAAATCTTATTTCATTATGGAAAACTTCTACCTTAGTATTATATCCGTCTGCTTGAAGTATCGTCGGTACTGCTAAATTATAGGTCTCCCCCCCATTATGTAGGTTGGTGAACATGAGCTGCTTATCAGTATCTCTGAGCCATACACCACCAAGAGAAACATCAACGATAGTAGGAGAAGTATTACGTTCCTTAAATTCAAGAAATGAAGAATCATTAATTCTAACTTTTGCATTTCTGAATTGTGCTTGAGAATCTTCAATAATAAGCTTAGGTGAGTTATTAGCATATGCAACAACAGCATTTGGGAATGTCCCATCTTGTGTTGTGACGCTAACCTTATCAGTATTATCAACAATCTTAAACGACGTTGACACTTGATTTGATAAATTTATATCTGCGCCAGTAGCATCAAGAAAATGCAAATTATAATTATTATCAACCCAGATTAAACCATATCCATCATCAGGATCAGGAGGTTGAGGATCAATTCTAGGTAATGTTACGCCTTTATTCGCAATAAAATTTTCATACATTTCTGCTTCAGTTAACACATGGAATTGAGTTGCTGTAACATTAACAATTTGTTCGTCAACTATATAAATATCAGCAGAGCCAGTTACATCATCTGACGATACACGAATAGATGTATTATCTCCAGTCCCAGCAGTAATACGATCTTGATAACCACCACCACCTGTTAAAAGATTGTATTCATCACCATTAGCGTTTCTATACCATAAAGTTCCTGATGAATCTTCTGCAAACAATTGACCTTTTGACGGTTCATCAATAATATCAATTTTATCTCTATATGATAAATATAATGAACCTTCTTCAATAGCTAAACCTTCATCATTAAAAATAGCAACGATGGTTCCCTTAACTCCAACGCTAACAGTATTAGGAAGCGCAACAGTCGTTACATATTCTAAGCCATTAAAATCTCTAATATTAGTAAGCGTTATAGCCATTTTTGATTTACTTCCCCCAGAACTATTAAATCTAACAACAGGATTTCTATTAAAACTCGTAGCCATTCTTATTCTTTAACAATTCTTATTTTTATAAAACCTATACATTATTTTTTTCTTAATACTTCTCCGATATAACATACTTTACAAAAAGATGAAGATATCGCATAAAAAAAAGAAGGATCAGTAACTCCACTATAACTAAACGATTCATTAGGATCAAGAAGATATCCAGTCTCCAGGGTAACATTCTCATCACCTATTGCTATAGTATTATCAGGGTTTAAATTTTTTAAAACTATACCAACAAATCTTTTATCACTAATTAATGTTCGAACACCAGGTTCCAAGTCTACTTGATCATATATTTTATTGTCCATACATCACCTATGAAAGATTACATTCAAAAACAAATTTGCCATATACGTTAAATGGACTATCAACAAAGATCATCCATAATTTATTGCTATCACCAGCGCCAATTTTAAATGAACCGCTTTTATCAGTTATTAAAGAATCCGTTTGATCAGGAACGATATAATTTGTATTTATTGAATTTTCTAATTTATCAATTCTTCTATAATAAATATTAGGTGTAGATAATGGATCAATAAAATAAGAAAATTCAGGAACTTTACACATTTGAGTTGGAAATTTTGTATCTATTACCCATATTCGTCTTTGATCAAAAGGCGAAACTTGTAAATCTGTAGAATATCCAAATCCACCAAGCTTCCAAACATACATATATCGTGCGCATCTATTATATTCATCAGAAACAGAAGTTACAGGATAAACAGAACCATTCGCTTTAAGAATATTATCACCCAAAATCATTGTAACATTTGTTACATATAATTTAGAATCATTTGATTCACATAAATGTTTCTGATCTAACTTTCCATAAACCTCACTATTATTCCATCCATCAGAACCAGCGACACTACCTGTGTCAATATCTGCTGAAATAACAAAATACCATCCTATGTCACCTTCATTATAAGAAGCCGCATCATGCCCGGTAAAATCAATAGAAAAAGTAATATATGTCCAAGTATTGATTGAAGGAACCTGAAAAGAATGAATATAACTCTCATCAGAGCCATTCGTAATAGATACGCTAAGAGTTTCAGAACCACTTATTGACTTATTACATTTTATCCAGAAGCCAACATCACAAATATCATTGCGAATTTTTGATGCTGTAACACCGTCAATTTCTTGATAGAAACCACTAAACTTATCTAAAGTTTCACCAGTCCTATGGAAAGTATTCTTCCACAATAAAGAATACTTTGGAGACTTAAGATTAAAACCAATAGGAACATCAGTGTCTCTTTCAATAACCTGGTCATTATAAAAACCAGGAATAAAATATTTTAGCTTCCATCTATCAATTGTTGTAACACGATCAATAGTGTCGTTATAATAATCTTCTAATTGATAAATATCCATCTGTCCATTATCAATTAGATTAGATGTTAAGAACTGTATATCAATATTTTGTAATGAAAAATCAACATAATATTTCGTTGCGACATGACTATCTAAACTTGGATAATCAGCTTCAAAATTAATTGAATCATTTCCATATAAGTAAGCGCTTTCCAGCAAATCTCTACATTCTACATCCGTCTCTTTTGTCAAAAACTCTTCAGTAAAAGGAGTAACAATAGCTGTAGGAATAAGATTAGTTACAGCTGTTGGCTGCCCATCTTCGTTAAAATAAAGATACTTTTCTTTTCTCTGTGAAGAATCAGGTAATAGATCAAGAGAAACAGGTTGTAAAACATTATCAACCATGTCAAAAGCAGGAACTTTTATACTCAGATCAGTAGAAGAACCTACATCTTGAGACATCATAGTAATTTTATCAAGAGATTTTTCTAACGAATCAACAGGGAATCTATCTCCTTCAATAAAATCAACTAATTGAGTCCTTGGAGTATTCCTTGTAACATATAAAACTCCAGCAGTATCGAAATCAATTCCAGCTTGCTCATAAAATAATAATTCGAATCTATCAGTTTCTATATTTTGAATATCATAATGAAGTCCAATATCCATCTTTGTTGAAACGTCATTGTCAACAAAAGAAACAATAGGATTGTCAGAAGAAGCATCATAATTTAAACCAAAATTAACAACAATTGTATGAGGAAAACTAACAGGAGGGCCCCATGTAAAATAAGCCCTATTGGTTGAGACACTAATGCTCATAAAAAACTATCCCTTATAATAATGGAACATTCCCATGTTCTTTCTGTTTATATTTTTCAACTCTTCTTAAATAACCTGGATCCAAAGATTCATATAATCCATTTAAAAACAAATGGTTCATCGCACCACGAGTATACCATAAATTAATAAAAGGCATATGGTCAATACTAAATTTTGTCATTTCGTGTAAAGATGGAGGTTCCCCAGATAACGTACCAGACATCCAATTCGTAACTTTCGCAACATCGCCGATAGTTGGACCAGCCAAAGTTTCAAGAAAATTATTTCCGAAACGATTTGATTTTGCCAAAAAAAAATCACCATATATACCAAGACCACCACCCTGTGCAAAAGCAGAAGCAAAAGTCTCCCACCGATCCAATGGGCGGGGTGACCTCCCCTTAACAATATCTTTGGCTGTCATTGATAAATAACCCCATACCATACTTCCAACCAAAAGATTTGTAATATAACCCATTTGACCAGTACCTGCTTCACGTAATGCAGGCATCAAATGTTTACGACCAAATGTAATAGGAAAAGATTTAAACTGAGTAGCAAGCCTTAAAATACTACCAATAACTGTTCCGCTTTGAGTACCCCAGTTTAAATAATAAGCTGTTGCAGCATCAGGTTTTATAACACCTGCTTCAACTTCATCAACAAAGAAGTTATACATCTTATTGCGAAGAGTTAAATCTTCAATTGTATCAAAATTCATAAACCATTTTTTATTATCTGCCTGAATCATGTTTCTAGATAAAGATTCAAATTCAGCTTTTGATACGTTGTGTTGTTTCAACAATCTTTTAAATTTAGGTGGTAATCTATTCCAACCTTTTTTTACTTTTTTAGCAAAATCATAACTTAATATAGATGCAACATTAGAACGTAAATGATTAGTCCAAGGAGTTAAACCACTCCATTTAAAAAATTTATTTTGTAACTTGTTAAGAGAACCCGGCATCCCATAAAGAACATCAAAACGATTTACAATATCAGCACCTACATTTTCAGCATACACCCCTACATAATTAGCGACGCTGCGACTATAGACATCTTCAATGCCTCTTCCAGAAACACGAGCAGACCTTTTAAAAATGCCAGACAGAACGCGTCCATATGCTGATAAAATGTTGGTACCTCTGTAACTAAGAGTAGAAGCACTGATATAAATATCACTAATCGCAGATAATGGAGCAGCACCAAGCCTACTAACGCTTTGTAACCACTGCGCAAAGGCTGCCGCTCTATAGACAAACCCAGACGGATTAACCGGATTATGAACCGAAAGATCAACATTTGACCATAATCCTTTTAATTTACTTGATGGTGAAAAATCTATACGACCATTAACAACATCATGTAACTTACTAAACCCCTTAATTTCAGGATGAGCTGCCAAAAATAAATTTGAAGCTTTAACAATATTTCTCTCTGCATTTAATCCAGCTGATTGTATCATCCCAATACGATGAGACATACGCTCAATATATTGCATACTTGACGATACACCATTTGGATTTCCATATTTCTCTGCAATTTGTAACCATGATTCAGGATTGCGAATATTAATTACGCGCTCACGCGAAATACTACCAAGAAGATCAGACCCAATCTTTGGCTTACCAGCATCAACGAGGTCCTCTATTTTACCTCCACGCTGTATATCAAAAAATATTTTACGTAATTTTTTTTCAGGATTTTCCCAGCCAGACAAATCCATTACCTTAACAACATCATTTACAAAATCATCAACATTAACTTGTCCTAACTTAACAGCATCCCATGATTGTGGCACATACTCACTAAGATATCTTAAATCAACACCTGACTTACTTGCCTGCATAAATAATTCATCCATATGTTTTCGAATTATTTCAGCTGCACGTGTTGCACCTTTACGATCTGTAGAGCCACCCAGCAAAACTTCTGTTACCGATTTAGAAAAAGATTTTTCTTCTAATAATGAAGCTGGAATATCAGCCTTCTTAAAATCTTCTTCAAGTCTTCCAAGTTGCCTGTGAGAATAACCTCTTGCACTTAAATCAACAGAACTACGACTATACGGTGTCTTCTCAAAACCAACTATTTGAGCCTCAACAATACGACTTGCATCCATATCAGGATTTGCTTTATATCGTTGTTCAAGCTCATCTAAAATTTTTGCAGTACTGCGAAGATTTAAAGCAGCACGTTTTTTCGAACGTAAAACATTTAATTGAGATTTCTTTGCATTGTCACGTATAGCCTTCTCAAGTTTTGGCTCAATATCTGCCAAACCCTCAACAGATTCAATACGCATCTTTTCAGTATCAATAGCATCCAAAATACGCTTTGATTTTTCAGTACTAATACCATATTCATTGACAAGAAGATTAATACAAGCGTCACGCGGCATAATTAAATCCTACCAAGCACACATTTTAATGCAGTATCCCAAATCTCAACTTCCTTATCCATATCTTTTATCGCTTTATCAATTTCATTCAAATCATTAATTTCATCTTTATCAAGTTTTAAACGATCAGACAAATCTTTAATATCTTCAACACCTTCTACTGTTTTATTCTCGATATTAATTCCTTCAAACTCAGCTTGTTTATCTAAATCATCAGCCAAATCTGAAAATTTAACTTCTTGATCAATAAGGTCACCCGCAGGGAGAACCTCTGGTTCTCCTTTTTCTGCAGCTACAGATATTTCTCCAGCGTCTTTTAATGCGGGATCGTCTTTTACGATGCGATTCGCGACGGTGTTTGTAGATCGAACAGCACTTTCACCAACATAAACAACATCACCATCAACAACTTGATTAACAGCAGAAGAAGAGGCTTTAGTAAAATCAGCCTGTTCAAGTCCAGTCATATGGCCTTCAATATCATTAATATTCTTGGAACGAAGTTTTATCTTTGTTGCTATAGCGCCAACAGCAGCACCAAATCCCATTCCAAATGTAACATCCATTAATGTATCGGTAATGGTACGACTATCCCCAAACATTTCCCAATTTTTACGTACAAATGGTTCGGCAATTAATGTAGCCAAACCAACTTCAGCAGCACCAATCACAGCGCCATCTTTTAACGTTAGGCTTCCAATTCGACCAACTTTTCCAATTTTATATAATGCACCACTCAAAGGGATGAAGTTAATAGGGTCAACGAAATTACCAGCAATTCGACCAGTAAACTTTGAAACACCGCTTCCAAATCCAGTAGATGTTGAATTCAAATATTTAATATATTCAATATCATCAAACCGTTGAGCATACAAAGATGCTTGATATTGTGTCATACCTTTTTGATAACGGAGACCAGGACGATAATAATTAGAAGATCTCCATTCTGTAGCAGATAAAGCAACATTCCCTTCTTCATAAACAGATTGTTCAGAAAAAATAGAATTATTAGACAAATAACCGACAGATGTATCAAGACGCATACCCAATGAAGCATTTTGCCAAAAAGTAGTCCAAGCTCCTCTATCTCTTAATGTCTCTCCAAAATAAGAGTCGGAAGCTTGCATTTTATTTTCATCAAGTTTTGGTATAATCATATTTAAAACAACTTCTTGATAAGAGACCGTCTACTTGTTTTAGTGTCTCTTGTTCCTACCTTTGAACTTTTCCCGATACCAAGAAACATTCCTTTTTCAAATTTTGACAAAACCTCATCAATCTTTATTGGTTTAATTTCTTGTAGTCTTGCATCCTCTTTTAAAAGATCTTCATATGAAACAAAAATTTTATCACCATTATTATCTACAACAATTGTTCGAGACAACTTATCATACAATAAAAAGCCCTCATCTTGCTGAACCCATACACTCCCGTTACGCTTTAATTCTTTCCATCGTCCAGCGTTATAATTAGGCGGGGGAGACCCAAGATGATACACACGCTGGGCATCCAATATATCTAATATATTACCATCAACAGGAGTAGTAGAAGTATTAACGCCGATTGCTATATCATTAGATACAAAATCAATATTCTCACCAAATACTGCAGTCTGAGCTTCAGTTAATGGGTCTTTAGAGCCTCTTTGATCTACATAAAATGAAGTATATTCCATCAGTCTTTGGGCAGCAGTAGATGTCGTCATTGCATTTGAATCACCAGTTACCAAAGCTAAATCACGATAATAAGAAAGAGGATTACTACTACTTTCAGCATAATCATTTACATCTGCTTTAATTTCTTTAAATTGAGATGAGCCTTCTTTAATGTTTGAATTTATAGAAGAAAAAACAAGATTTTGACGATAACGATTTCCTTCAGTTGCTAAATATGCAAATTGATTAATCGCACCAATATTAAGCTGTGATAATGCAGTTTTTCTTAATTCTTCTGGCACACCTTCTAATACATTATGTATGATTTGTGGCTTTTGTTCTGGTAATGCGTTTTTAAAATTTTCTTCAATTAATGAAGATTCATTATTTGTAAAGAATTTTATTTCATTCGGTTGAGCACCAAGTCGTATCTGAGCATCTATTCTTGCAGCATATAAATTCCCACCAGCTTGTTCAGCAGCATTATCCGCGATAGGAGCAACATAAGCAGCTCTATCAGATATCCACGTACTATATTCTTTTTCTTGAAGTTTAACTAAGCCATTATAAGTATCAAGTTTACTTTTAAATAATTTCTCTCCAGATTTTGGCTTAAGTCTATTTATTACTGCCATCCGTTCATCAAATGGCAATGAATCAAGATTACCTTTTTGAGCAAAAATTCTTAATGCATAGGATTCTTGTTCTTTTAATGTGTCAGCTTTAGAAACCTCTCCAAGGTCAAAAAGTTTTTTAGCCAATAAAGAATCAACAGGTTCGCCTGTTTCAGCCATACTTGTTAACTGATCAGGAATGATTGCATTAAGAGCAGCTATAGCATCACTTTGAGTTTGACCTGCAACATATTGTTGCTGACGAATAATCCCACGTGCTCTATTTCTAAAATCAACTAAAGTTTTAGGAGAAACTAAATGTTTAAACTCTTTTTCTTTATCAAGAAATTCTTGTGGATTTGTATTAACAAAATTTTGTAATGCAGAGAAATTGAGTTTTTGTATATTTTCATTTAATAAAGCAGAGCGTTGATCAACAGTAAGTCCAGGGATTGAATTTATATATGCAGAAATTTCTTCAGAATCATTTTTTAATTTAGCAGGAATTGGTTGAGCATCCATTAATATAGTGTCGATAGCCTGATCAGCTTGTGCAACCATATTTTTTTGGAATAATTCAGCTTGTTTTAAAGCAACTCTTGAAGCATATTGAAAATTTCGTTGTTCAAGAGCCTGCTTAACTGGTTCTTGAGAAGAAAACGTTGTATTAGCTAATGTTTTCTCTTCAAATGTTTTATATTGCTGATACCATCTCTCTGATGCATTTTCATAATCTCCAGTATTTTCGAGATCAAGTAAAAATTGCTTTCCAAGAGTATTAACATCATTGGAGGCTTGTATTATTTTAGAATCAGTATCAAGTTTAATTAATTGCGTTGCAACATTTGAAACTGTTCTACCAACTTGTTCAACACCTTTTCCAACGACACTTGTATTTGCAACGAATGCTGATGGCCGGTTGCGATATATTTTACCAAATTCAACCATATAAACAATTCAATCAGCGCAAAGGCGATATAATGTTAGTATTATTTGTTTGTGGTTTAACCTTACCAGACAGAAGACTATATGTTCCAGCAGTAGCTAATAAATTAGAAAGCCCACTAAGTGCTGTTCCAACTTTTTGTGCTTCCAACTGCTGCATTTGAGTTGATTGAACTTGTGATAGCAAATCAAGATCTTCAGAAAAAGCAGTTTGCTGTGCAGAAAAAAAATCAGAAATTGAACCTCCTGTTACACCAGTTTTACTAACCGTTGCATACGACTTTCCAATTTCAGACCGTTGCTTTTGTTTTAATCTTGATCTTTCAATTTTTTGCTGTTTTTTTAGTTCTTTTTGTTGCTTACCAATGGAAACCACCTGACCTACAGAGCCAACAGCAGAAAGAGCACTACCAGCGATTAAAGCAGTTTCAAGACCAGACATTTATACCGCCTCTAATATTTTAGTTGAATAAATCATAAAATCATTTTCTAATTTAATTTCAGGAACAAAGCCATACCTACTAATAAATTTTATAGTAGATGGTTTTGTTTTATCAACAACAATTTTAATTGGTTTATCATTATCAGGTTTTTCTTGTAAATATAATTCATTAAAGCACTTAATAAAATCTTTCTGTTTATTATAAAGAACAATATTGTCAGAGGATATCATCCATATCGAATAAAAATCTTCATAATTTACTTGACCAATAATAGAATATACTTTGCATCCATCAGTCAATGTAAAAACTTTAATTGATGAACAAATTTGTTTTTCAATTAATTCAATCCAATCATCGTCAAATAACTCAAAATCTCTTTCACGAGGATTAAAGTCTATTAAGTCTTTTTCTAAAAAATTTCTATAAAACATAATTAAAAAGTTCTGTCAGAAATCCTCATCATGGTACCAATAGCAATAATTGTCATAGGAGTATTGCTTCTTGACTCAATAATAATACGATTATCACCACCCATATTACCAGGAAAATTTATAATTTTATCACCACTAAAAATTGGTGGCCCATCATATGTTGGATCATAAGTGCTTCTAAATGGAATTGGATATAACTTCTTACTAGAACCACAAAAACCATTCATCGTATTATAAAAACGGATAGTCACTTCATCCACACGTCTCATCAATCCAAGTCCAAACTGGCCACCAGCACCGACTTGAACGCCAGGTTCTACATCTAAAGTTTTAATCCTAGAAACATATGGTAATCCAACTATAGCCTCTTCGACATTTCTATCTAATATTATTCCATATTTATCATCACCAAGATCTTCAACAGTATAAGAATCTAATGGCAATCCATCTCCAAGAACCTGTACTTCCATACCAATAAGATGATCAAGACCAACAATTTCATTTGTAGGAATACCAGAATAAAAAACAGAGGAATCCGTGTAAAATGATTTGTCTGTATGTTCTATACTATGTGTAAATGTTTCAATACTATAAAAGGTTTCATTTTGATTCTCACGCTCTATGATAACCCAAACCTCAGTTTGAAGAATACCATCAACAACACGTGGGATTGTATTAATAGAAATAAATTTACCATCAGTTTCAACAATAGACCAACCTACAACACTTTGTTCCTCAAGATATGTTAAAACTGCGATTTTACCATCTTCTCTTATAACATATAATCTTTCTTCAGGGTCAACAGCAACAGCCATATCAACAATAGGAGATTCAAAAATATTATTAGCTAATAATGTTAAATCATTACCCTGAAAAGCACCATGTTCAGATAAATAACTCCATGACATTAATTTCCGTCTACTTCGCTGGGTATATAAAATGGTATTTCCAAAATTTACTCCTGGTATTTTACTTGTACCATAAGATGTTTCATATTTAGCAAACACAGAACTAGGAGTTACAGTGGTGGTACTATCAAATTGACCAAGTCTCCAAATACCACCAGCTGTCCCAATAACCAATACTTTTGAAGAAACAAACCATTCAATTTGAGTTAATACATCAGAAACAAGTGTATAACTATAACTAAGATCATCTGGTTGTTGTTCAACACTTAAAAATCTTGCAAAATAATCAACAACTGGAAATTGAGAAACTCCAAGAGGAGGACTTAAAGCAGATGCCCATAAAGTTTGGATAGCAGCAGAAGCACCACCATAAATTAAACGACCTTCAAAAAAACCTATAGCATTAGGCCATCCATAAGATTGTGTTTCTGGATAATTGGTTCGTTCAGTTTCCCAGCCATTACCAAATGTTCCAAAAAAAACAGCATCTGCAGCAACACCTTGTGCCCATTCAATAGATCTTGAATCTGGGGAACGAATCCATTCAATTTCAACAATATTAAAACCAATATATGATGTAATTATTCCACTAAAATATCTTTCATCATCAGAGCGTTCAGATGCATCGTCTAACTTGCCTTTATAAAATTGAAGCGACCTTCCAACATCAGTAGAAGCAAATAAATTTTGGTTATTTGCATCAGAAATAGTAGCAGTCTGGCCATAGCCACCATCACCACCCCATTCAATTGCTGGATAAGGAGGCGCAGTAGGGAACGTTTGCTTATAAGTTATTTCATCGTTATATGGCCCATCAAGAACAACTTTTTCAAGAACCCAAGAAACATCATCACCTCCAAAAATAAGTTTATATGGTGGATTAACACCATCAACTATATATAAAGTATTTTCATTAAAAACGAATTTAAGTTTTTGTAATAAAGAATCGTTATATGGAGTAACAAGCTCATATGGATCATGAGGAAAAGCTGGATTTAAAATTGGCTCACCATCTTTGAAAAATCTCACATACAAATAACCAAACTCAAGCATATAAGACAATTCAGTAGAAATTTCAAAACCAATAAGACGAATATTTCCAAAATTACTTTTTGTAGTCGTTATAAACTTAGAACCATGTCTTTTTTCTAATGGGCCATATGGACTTGAAATAAAATTTAAGCTTTCAGACAATCCATTATAATATTTAGAAAGATCAATCCGGCCATATAAACTAGGAGCAAACTGACCAGCAGTAAAATTTGTTTGTACTACATACGTTTTACCGCCCATAAGTATATCTCACATCAATCCATGATGATGGTTTTTTAGCATATGAACCTTCATTATCTTCAATAAGAGCTGCTTCAAGAAAACGTTCTTGTTCAAGAGCTGTCATGTTTTGTAACATACTTTCAGTTCCTTCTCCCCTAATAACCATTTGAGCAGCCAATCGAGCTACAAAAGCAGAAATAAAAACAGGACTTGCATGTTGGATATTAACATCTTTTGAAACATACAAAATATTAACAGAATCAGAATTAGTTAACACATAATTGTCTTCAATTTTATATCCTTGAGAACAATTATAACTTGTATACTCATCATCATCCATTATAACCCGCAAACAATCACTTGGTAAAGCAAAGCGATGAAGATATCCCCATGCTGGCGGCGGTAATTCTTCTTGATCAAGAGTAATTCGTCTTTTTGAAAACTTCCATGTACTTTTATTCAACATTAACAATAAAACAAAATCATAACATAATCGACATAGCTCGCCATTTTTTGAATCTTCATCAAAAGTTACAATTGATTCTTGTCCAATAGAATTCAAAGCAAGATTACAAACTTGAGTCTTAGAAAAAGGCATAAATCAAAAATCCATATTAAATTTGAAGAGCCAAATTATTGGCTCTTCAAATATTTACTTTTACCTAAAAGCCAAAGAAAGCCTTACCTTAAGAGCAGCAGCGTTATTGGCAGCATTATTATGAACAGCAATATATTTATATCCTTCGACACTGAGCCAAAGTGGCTTATCAGAAATTTCTTCCATAGTAACAATACCTGGTCCTGCAGCACTAATATCAAGTGCTGGAGTAAGTCTAATTCTATCTGAATCTGACTCAAGATTACTCAATGCAAAAACATCAGCCGAACCAGTACCATTTGTATATACCGAAAGAGCAGCACCAATAACCAAATCAACAGTTTCTGGCAAAAAACAACATAAAACATATTCATTAGCTGCAGATCCACCATGCTGAGTATAATCAATATAATCACCATAGTGATGTACTGAACCACCGATATAAGCAGAACTTACAATTGATTCTCCACTTTTAACAAATTCTTGATTATTACTATCGCATAGTTCTCCATAGAACTTACTTTTTACAGGGCTTAATACAATAGCCATTATACTTCCTCCTTAAGCGCTTTCATCTACATTAATCATAACAACACGTTTGTCGTCAAGACGAATACCACCAACTGTCATAGTGGCAAGAATAATCCAATTATTCATATGTGTTATATCTCGATCAATAGTAACATTATAATCTTCACCCAGACCAAGTTTCAATGCTTCTTCTGAGAATGCAAAACAAGTTCTAGTATGAGTATCAGCATCATAAGGAAGTAAAGTACTTTTTATAAACCTAAAACCCATAAACTCATCAATCTGACCATTAACCAATGCACGAACAACATTATAATCAGAACTAGTCAGCTGCTCTTCACCAAGCAATGCCTCAATCTGACTCGGAGCCACTACAAGACATTTCTTTTCATAATCACGAACTGCATTATCATCAAAAATACGACGGATAGCACGCAAAGCAGCCAGATCCATACCAACCGGTGTTCCATCGTTAACTTTCTGAGACTCAGGAAATGGCTGCAAATCAGAACCATGAATACCATTAGCAGATTCGCCAATAGCAGCTTCAATAATAATATTATCGAATTTCCTTCCAGCACCAGCAGCAACAGATTTCACATAGCTACTAGTTGGGTCAACAAGCTGTTTAAGTTTATCAAACCTATCAATCATAGGAGCAGCAACAAAAGAATCAAGTTTATAATACCTTCTTCCATGCTGTACTTCAGTTCTTGGAGTAGGCTGAAAACGAGTCTTTACTTTCTCAAATTCAATTTCTCCAATACTTTCTTCAAATGCACCAGCGCCAGTAATCTGACCACTTTGAACAAAAGGACGTAGCAGAGACATTTCCTGCTGTGCCAGTAGTAATACATTGTTTCTATACTGTTCTACCCACCAAGTACTCGGATTACCAGTGGGCTGAGTAGACAATTGAGTCATAATTTACCCCGTATTATGTAGTTTTTTATATAAATCATTTACTTCCTTAACCGCGAGATCATGACCAGGATGTAATGCATCTCGATAAGGATGAGACTTATCTCCAGAAATGCTTGCAATTTTCCTTCTAATAGCCTCTGTACTCATCATTGATTCACCTTCACGTATTGTATCTTCTTTCATACTGTTACCCATTCCCGACAACAATTTTAAAAAAACAGGATCATTATCAATACCACGACTTTCTGCCCACTCTACACCATTATCCCCAACAAACTTTTTTAGTGCTTTACGAGCATTCGTAATATTTTTATCCCAATTATCACCCCATTCTTTCTCTAGTTGTTCCATTTTCTCACGATTATCATCACCCATTTGCTTTGATTCTACCTGATTGGTCTCCGCCACCTCAGTCGCAATAGAAACAGCAAAATCCTGAAACTTGGAATATTGGTCTTGTGTTATCCCTGCCTCATGAGCAAGGGCACGAAACTTATCTTCCAATTTTTCATCATATTGAAATTCTTCTGGGAAATCATATTTATAATCATTTGGACTTTCTGGTATCCCAGAAGGCCTTCCCATTTTACTTTCAATAGACAAATATGCATCTGCTAAATCATTAACACTTTTAAATTTTGATAATTCACTATATTTTGAATCAACACTATTGCCCATCCACTCCGGTGCTACTTTACTTCCTTCATTAATAGCCTCATTGACGAGCGTTATATCACTTGCTTCATCTGGGTTACTTCCAACTACAGAATCTTGATTAATATTCTCTACCATTTACCAAACTCCTCCCATTTGCTCATCCAACTCATTCATCAAATCAACCAATACTTCTTTTTGTTTTCTATGTAACATATTCAAAATGTATAACCCAACATTTCGTTCACCACTCATAAAAATCATATCATTCACATTTACTTCATTATTATATATAGAGAAATCTAAATGACAGAATTTCATTAAATCATTTAATACAATTTTTCCTGCTTCTGAATTAAACACATCTCGATAATATGAACGCTTATCAATTTTATCCATTTAAGAAATACCTTCAACCAAAGTTTGAGCTTTAGCAGACTTTTCCTGAGCACCCGCAACAGTTTCCAATGATTCAGTAAAACTTTGTGCCTGTTGAGACTCAAGTTGCATTTGCATTAATCTTGCTGCAGCTTCTTTTTCTTCCTGAACTTCATACTTGCTTTTTAATACTTCTCTTGGAACACCAAGAACCTTAGAGGCATACTGCAGCAAGTCCTCGCCACTAACTCCCTGTAATATTTGAGGATTAACTTGTGCAAAGGGAGCCAATACTTCAAATAATCGGGTTACAGAATTAAGATCATTCATTCGTTGAGCACGAGCAAGAGGAGATAAAAATTCAACATCAACACCAAATTCTTCAAACTCAACAGGAGCATCAGGAAAATATCCTTTTCTATCAAGAACGTTATAAACTCTCATAACAACTCTACGTAAAAAATCCGACTCAAGACGTTCATTGATTGGGGAAAGGATTCTTCTTGTTTCTTCAACACGCTGTACAACTTCAGTCGCAGTCATCATTGTTTTATTTAACAACTGTAACTGATCATTAAAAAAGATACTTCTAATTTGTGCCCGCCTATCAGAAATTTCACTATGCGCATAAGACAAATCACCAGTTGGCGCGAATTGAGTAATATTCCCCATAGCAGGTCTTGTATAATTTATATCACCAGGCCCCATTTTTAATGGAGCAGAAGTATATCCTTCTGAAACAGCCAACGGAGGGTCAGCCATTTTTTGAGCAGTTGCAAGAGAAGTACGACTCATGGCATACAATGTCTTAATATCAGGCAACGCTTGCATACCAGGACTTCTTCCATAATCTTCTCCAGGGCCAACAAACCATCTTGTTACAAAATATGGAAAGTCTTCAAATCCACCTACGGACAACAAATGTTTACCATTCGAAGTAAAATAAAGAGAAGTATATGGCATATTAGAATCCCAATAATTCATGCCATAATCATCAGAAGGAAAAACTGCGTGACAAATCTCAATGGAGGTCTCCCCCGCCGTCCCGTACTCCCTTTTCATATCGTCGAAATCGTACCCTGGGAATTGAGAATACAGATTCCGCAGAGTCATATTAAACTTACGGAAAACAGTATCGACATCTCCACGAGCATTTGGTCGTATGATAACTTCTGCAAGGTGAGTATTTTTAAAACGAACTGCTGTTTCTTCGTCTTCAAGACATGACATACAAGATGTTCCGAAGACAATAAGTCCAGGTAGCATTTCATATGCTTGCCCATAGAAATTGCTTTGACTCAAAACATCCAGCATAATATCAGTACGTTCCTGAAGAGCATGAATCACACGTCCTCTACTTGCGACCTCCTTATTAGACACAGTTAATCCGAACCATTTCATTGCGTTTCCAAAAACCATTGAATGCAATGATGAAGCCCACAGATGGACTGCATGTTCCGGATGAGAATCATATATATATTGATGCCTTTGCAATCCAGGAGATTCTTTAAGAGTAAACCTATTTGTTGATGGCAAAATATGATCAGCAAGATCTTGCCATAAATTCAT